CACAATTTAGAACAGGAACTGGCTTGGCTTTGGTTGACAGTGTTGTTAATGATCTTGCTGGAGATCCTGCAAGTGAAGAAAAAATATCAAAGACAATAACCAGATTTATTTCTGATGTTTTAGGGTCTTATTTGACACCCTTTAGAATGTTTGGAGATTTTACAAATCAACAGCAAAAATTTAGAACAACATTACCAGAAAAAGAATATTATGAAGATATTCCAACTAATGTTCTTGGAGAGTTCAAAAGAAGCATACCTGGTATAAGAGAAAGTTTACCAGAGGTACAATCACCAACTAGAGCGGCAACTCCTGGCAGACCAGAAAAAGTTAGAATACCTTTTACTGATATAGAAGTTCCTGGACCATTAGCTAGACAATTAACAGGAATTACAGTTACTGAAGAAAAAAACCCAGCAGAAAAAGAATTAGATAGGCTTGGATTTAAACGTAGAGATATATTGCCGTACACTGGAGATAGAATAATAGACCAAACAAATGCAAAGTATTTAGGACCAGTGGTAGAAAAAATTGTTTCTGCTATATCTCAAACAGAAAAATATCAAAAATTAAATAACATAGAAAAAACTGCAATAATGAAAGGTGTTTTAAAAGAATTGAGGGCAACAACAAAAGACTACGCTTTAGCAGAAAATCCAGAAAGATTTATAAGAATATATTTAGGAAGATTACCAAAATCAACCAGAAAACTTTTAAGTGAAGAGTTAAAAAGAATAAGACAAGAGCTAATAGAATAATGTCAACTTATAAAGTAGGGCGGTCTGGAGAACATTTAGCTGCCTACTTCCTACTCCAATACTTTGACGAAATCTTTGAACCCAACCCAACAGCTAGATACGATTTCTTGGTTATGAAAGATGACATTCCATACAAGATCCAAGTCAAAACATCTGAGTCAACCTTTTACCACAGAAACAAAGAATTGGTTAGATGGGATATTAAGAAGAGAGTCAACAGAATCAAGAAAGACTACAACGAAAACGAAGTAGATATATTCGCTTTCTGTTATCTGCCGTATGACCAAATAGAGTTCCAACCTAACAGAAACTTAACTGCTACCTGGCAGAAAGAATTAGACTACATCAAAGAAGTAAACCCTAGAAAATCCCTAGAAAGATCAATCACTATTATAAATGCGTTGAAAGAAAACGACATTTAGTTTATTGAACTACCTGATAACAACCAAAGAAAATGAGGTCTTTTTTTTGGCTGATTTCTGGGCTTAAAGGTGTTGAATCACAGTGCTTTTAAGGAATGGGTCGCAGGTTCGAATCCTGCAGGGCTCACCATTATTTCCCAGTTTTCTCTCGAAAACTTGACCTGATTTTCAATATTTTGTTATCATAAATATACGCTATGTTTCTATTTTGTTCACGGTAAAACTAGAGCAAAATACAACCACAGCACAACCAGAGAGAGAGAAAAATGAAATTTAAAAGAGATAACAAAGACTCGAACATACTTATATATCCATCGTGTTATACCTTTGCCTACATCATCAATGGCAAAAGAAAACAAAACAAGTTAGCTGACATCAATACACCTATTGAAGCTGTCAGAATTAAAGCAGCCAAACATCATGCCTTGGTATTAGAAGGTATAGATCCTTTTGGTAAATCAAATAATAAAATTATGACAGTGCAAACTTTCGCTGACTCATGGTTTAAATATTTAGAAAAAACTAAGGGCCTGAAAAGTAGAAAGTCTTTTGAAAATATATACGACAACTATTTAAAAAAAGTCTTTGGCTCAAGAGATATAAAAACTATTACCCACCAAGAAGTTAAAGATTGGTTCTATGATATTGATAAACAAAGCATGGCTAATAAATCTTTAATGGTGTTCAAAAAGGTGTTCAATGAAGCAAAGGCTTCTGAGTACACAGAGAAATATCCTTTCAACCTGGTTAAGAAATACACTGAAAGTATTAGAGAAAATTACTTAACACAAGACCAGCTTGTAGAGGTTATAAAGGAACTGAACAGCCGATATGAAATACATCGTAAAAGATCATCAGTGGATTTTATTTGGGCTTGTATCTTAACAGGAGCAAGGTCTGCTTCTGAAATAGGTAATGCTAAATGGAGTGACTTCAAAGGAGATAGGATCGTTTTAAACGAACATAAGACCGCAAACAAAACAGGTGATAAGCGTGTCATTTATCTTAATGCTCAATCACAAAAGATTATAGAACGACAACCTAGAACCAATGGCAAAAGACATGAATATATCTTTGCGATTAAAACACCTTATCGTATGTGGAAAAACATTAGAGCAAAGTTTGGTTTAGATCACATTACACTACACGATCTAAGACATAGTTTTGCCAGTCATTGTATTTCGTTTGAGAAGATGACATTGAAAGAAGTGGGCGATTTGTTAGGACACAAATCAACCCAAACTACAAATAGGTATGCTCACCTATTAGAAGAAACCACCATTGATAACATCAATAGGATGGGTAAGTTTCACTCTAAGTTTTTTTAGCTTTAAACTTATTTATTAAAAAGTGCTTGTTTGCTCTAAAGTATTCAAGCACTGATCCGTATGGTTCTTCGTTGTAATACTTAACTTTGTTTCTGTTACAGTCATAAAATTTATTCGTAACATACTGTCTAAAAGTTTCCTTCATCTTTATACCTCTCTCTTAAATCGGCTTCATTTTCTTGTAGCCATTCATCGTAATCTAAAATTATCTCACCTACATTCTGTTGGTAGTAGAAAAGATATTGCTTATCCAAAAAGATTTCCCAATCTATTTTTTCACAATCAATATTTTTACTTGTTAAGGGGTTGCCGTTTGGATCTACATTATAAGTATGCTGCAATTCTAGCTCTATATAATGTATGGCTTTTTGCAGGTCTTTAATATGATCTTTTCTTTTACCCTTTTTACCAGACCTGGTAATGTATTTAATACTGTTCCCAAGACACCAATTAATGTTGTTCTTGATAATATATTCTATTGGTTGAGCTCTACCTTTATAGTGATTACCGCCAACCTGTCGCTCTGTTGCGAGTTTTCTATTGGCCCTGTTCCACTCTTCTGGTGTAACTTTATCAATACTCATGTTGCTTTCTCCTATTAAAATTCATTATGAGTTTTTTCCTCTTACTACTTGATATTACTTCTTTTTTTTCATAAAGTGAACAAATAGAGAACATTTAAGTATTACTTAATACATATAAGGAAAAATAATGAAAGACCGAAATTTCATAGATCAAGGACAATTAGCAGAGCGTTGGAAGCGAAGTGAACGCACATTAGAGAACTGGCGTTCAAGAGGTATTGGAATCCCATATTACAAAATTGGTGGCAAAGTGCTGTACGATTTTGATGATGTGACAGCTTACGAGAGCGAACAATTACAACAACCTATTAATAAGGAGTAGTTATCTCGCACTCAATAGTGTCGCCTTCAGGGTTTGATAAACTTTGGAGCAAGTGTCCAGCTAGTGCAACACTGAGCAGTAAAGCTCCGTATGTTGCCAGCGAAGCGACTGTGAGTGGTAGTGCTTGTCACTGGATGGCTGAGAAAGTTTTGAAACAAGAGTTGATAGACTTAGATCCAACAGAACACTTTGTAGGACAGAAATATAAGGATGGAGACATAGAAGTAACAATAGATGAAAAGTTAGTAAAGAAAGCACTAGCCTATTCAAACTATGTTTTCAAAAAACAAGAGGAGATGGAAGCTGAAATGTTGATTGAAGAAAAACTTTATGTGCATGAAGTGAACGATCATTTATTTGGTACAGCAGATATTATTCTCATTGGTAAAGACAAGATAAGCCTGATTGATTTGAAGTCAGGTAAGTGGCCAGTAGAGGTCATAGATAACGGACAGCTAAAGATATACACCCTAGGGGCGGTAGCAAGGTGGGGTGGAGATTACCAATATGAAAATGTTATTTTTCAAAACGGTAAGGCTAAAGAAACAACTCTTGATCTGCATGAACTTGTAGATTGGGGTTTAGGATATTTGACAGACTGCGTTGATGCAGCTCTGGAAAAAAATCCGAAAGAAGTAGTAGGGCAACAATGTTTGCTCTGCAAGGGTAAGACTTATTGTAAGTCTTATAATAATTTCACAGAAAATGGAGGAAAGATTTTATGGAAACCCAACCGATAATTACGATGGATAATCGTGAGATATTTGAACATGATCTCACACACGAAAGCCGACCAGTAGTGCAACAACTGGTAGGAGTATTGCAAGAAAAGCAAAGCCTTATGGCTGAAGCTCAAGAAGCAGCTAAGAAAGTAGCTCACTTCAATTCATTACTAAAGAATGAAGAATTGTTAGTTGAAAAACTAAAACCAATGCTTCCTGAAGTAAAAGAAGATGAAGATGAAGTAGCTACTGGCATTATAGGAAAGGAGTCTAAGTAATGGCTTTTTCATTAGCTGATATAAAAACTAAAGCTACTTTAAAACCACCAAGAATATTGATTCATGGGAAACCTGGAGTTGGTAAAACAACTATCGCTTCAGAGTTTCCTGAACCATTATTTCTTATGACTGAAGATGGTCTGGGTGTGATTGATGTAGCACATACTGATTTATTAAAAAATTATGATGACATAGTTGAGATACTAAAATCATTACTAGCAGAAGATCATAAATATAAAACTTTGGTTATTGATTCACTGGATCATTTAGAACCAATTATTTTTGATAAGACTTGTAAGGTTGAAGGTTTCAAAGACATCAATGAACCTGGTTATGGTAAAGGTTTTAGTTTAAGCCTGAAATACACTAGGGAAATAATTGACTTACTAAATCAATTACGAGAACAGAAAGGCATGATTATCTGTATGTTAGCTCATTCAGTAATCAAGCGTTTTGAAGATCCTACCTCAGAAGCCTACGATAGATATGAGATTAAATTAAATGCCAAGCATGGTTTTTTATATTTAGAAGTCTCAGATATTGTTGGCTTTGCTGATTTCAAAACTGGAACAGTTGTGGAAAAAAGCAGAGGTGGTGAAAGAACCAGAGCAGTTTCTACTGGTCAAAGGGTTCTACACGTTGAAGAACGCCCTGCGTTCTTAGCGAAGAATAGATATAGCTTACCTGCTGAGTTACCGCTCAAATGGGATGCTATTAAAGATGCAATTAAAAAACCTGGGAAAAACCAATAATGTTTTTTCGTATGAAAATTCATTGGATTCTTAATGGTTAAATATTGTTAGATAAATAATGGGTAAACCGAAACCAATCGACATTCCTAAGACTCTTATGAGAGTGCGAAGAACTTTGCAAAAAGTTTTAGACGATCCAAGAGCAACTTATGAATTAGATACGATTTATCCAGTCGGTGTTACTGAGAGCATTGAGGAGACTATTGAAGGGTTAGATAATATTATCGAATACATCAATGATCCTCGCTCTTACACTGGTTAATAAATAGGAGAAAAGCAAATGGCAGATTTGTCAAAACATTTCGAGGGTGGTTTGAAAGAACCTACTGACGACAGACCTCAAATAGAAGAGGGTAGATATAATTTAGTGTATTCACATACAGAACATAAGCCATATAAAAATGGTGGTTCTGGTCTTAAGTTACATTTCAAAGTGGAAGATACCAACATAACAGTTGGAGCATTATTCACTGTGGAAGGTAGCGAGAAAGCAAAAGAAGTTGCTGAAAAGAGTTTGTATCTGTTAGCGAAAGCAGCAGGTATAGATAACTTTTCCGATACAGACCTCCTTGCAGGTAGAACTGTAAGCTGTGATCTCAAAAGAAACGATAATGGTTATTTAGAAATAGATGACAATTATGGTAGCAACTGGGAAGCAGCAATTCTTCCTGGTGTTGGAAAAGATACACCTAAAGTTGCAGAAACAAAAACTGCAACAGAAGGTGATAATGCTGCGTGGTAGAAGATAACTACCCCAGCTTATGTCAATGTGGTCGCCCAGCATTGCCATTCCTCGTTATAAAAGGCGAAGGGCGATTTGTTTATGGAGCGTGTTCAATGGAGCATCAAAAAGAAATTAATAAAGGTGAGCTTGTGAGAAATATCGCAAGAGTTTCTGATGCTGGTGTTGATTACGCTCTAACAAATTTAAAAGATACTTTTTACGAAATAATAAAGAGAGAGAAAACAGGACAAATGAATCAGTGGTCAAGAGAGAGTAAGTTAGCGTTTGTGAAAGATGCGGTCAGACATTTTCTTAACCATCAAAATCATGTGGCGGAGACAGGAGAATTAAAACCTAAAGAGAATGAAATTAAATCAATACTTTGATGGCGGAATAAAATTAGACAACTCAATAAAATTTGCACAAGACAGCAATAGCGTTGATGATCTTCTTAATGAAATGCGTAACTTTGGTTTGCGTGTTGATTTCTTAAAAGAAGGTTCACTGCAAAGAGTAGGTGTTAATGCTATTGGTGGCCAAAGACCTGATAAGTCAGGTGAGACTAGTGGGTGGTATATCTATCACCAAATCAATGCAGACTATGCTTGTTGTGTCTATGGTAATTGGCGAACAGGTGAAGAAAAGAAATTCTTTACAGGCTCAACAGCAAGTCTATCTAAACAAGAACAAAAACAACTTTACGCTAAACTAGAAGAAGTTAAGGCAAAAGCTGCCGAAGATAAAGCAAGGAAGCAAGAAGAAACTGCTGAATATGTTAAAGATAAATTTAGTAAAGCAGATCAAGTAACAGCACACCCATACCTCAAAGCAAAACAAATAGGATCTTATGGCATTAAAGAAGCCAATGGTAATTTATTAATACCAATGTATCGGCTACACCCAGAAACAAAAGAATTAGATTTACGCTCAGTGCAATACATAATGCCTGATGGTCAGAAAAGATTTGCGAGTGCAGGAGAGACTAAAGGTAGTTTCTTTTTAATTGGCACAGACCTAGCTTCAATTAGCCAGGTAGAAAAGATTGCAGTTTGTGAAGGTTATGCTG